TTTACAAGGACTACTGCGCGAAGTGCGGGAGGTGTGAACGGGGTGGGCGCGAGAGCGTGAGCCATGAAGCCGGAAATAGAGACCCGTTAAAATCGGAGAGGCAACCGGCCCCACCCCAACTAAAACCGGGGGCGCACCGAGCCAGGGTAACGAGTGCGATAGGAGGGAGTGATGATTAGATACAGACCAGACACGGATGAGCAGGGCCGTTCCTTTGAGATGATCCCGGACGAGGGCGGGGACTATGTCGCGCATGAGGATTACGAGGAGTTGGAAAAGATGGTTGACAACTTGCGAAGCGTGATTGAGAGCGACGAAAAGTTAGTCGAAGAGCTTACCGAAAAGCTAAAGGCCACCGAAGAGGAGATGCTTTTCTGGCGGCGGGAATCGCGGCTTTCTGATGCCGGTCTCAAAATGGCAGAGGATAAGATCAAAGAGCTGGAGGCCCTGAACGTACTGCTTTTGGCCGAGCGCGACACGTTGGAGGCCGAGAACACAATGTTCCGGATGAGTAATGATGCGAATGCGTCAAAGGCGCAGCGATTGGAGGCCAGGGTCGCAAAGCTGGAGGCCGAGCTTGCCGAGGCGAGGGAGGCGTTAAGACAAATTAATGCCTCGGTCCCAAGCGATGGGGAAGAATATCTGACTGAGTGCGGCAGGTGCATCGCGTCTGCCGAGATAGCCGATGCCGCGCTGACCGGGGAGGAGAAGCCATGAATGATATCGTCGAAAACGGCCTCTACGCCGATATAGATCGGCTCACGAAGCGGATCGGGGAGCTTGTTGACGGGGCGACGGAAGTATTGGAATAATTCATTCCATCGCTGGACTTTTAATCCGTTGGTCGCGGGTCCGATTCCCGCACGACCCACCAAAGAAAATCAGGGGTTTCCGGCACTTAGGCCAGAAGCCCCATTTTTTCAAACCGCCTCAAACCACCCCAAAATAACACGTTTTGCATACCGTTTACATACCGTCATTCATCATCCGGCTGATACCGCCCGTACACCTTCCACGGCGGATTGTGTGCCTTGGTCCAGAGGTTAAACTCTTTCGGTGTTGGACTCGGGTTAATTTCCAGCCACGCCTTGTACGCAGGGTCCACCAAGGCAATAGCCCTGCTCACCGCCTCGGAGCAGAAGTCGTATTTTCCCAGGTTACACTTAATGCCTATCCGCTCAAGCAGTTCCCCCGCGAGCCCCACGACATCATAGAGCCGCCGATACCAGGGCAGTTCGAGCCTTGAAAAGATGGATTCCATCATTATTTTTCTCTGTTCCGGCGTGAATTCCGGGTTATGAATGAGCTTAGTCGTATAGTGTGCCATTTTGGACACAGGGACCAGTCGGAACGTGATGCTCTGGTTTGCTATCGCATCCGGGCCAACCAGCGTCCAGAGGTGCGAACCCGCCGAATCATCAGCCTTGCGAATCAGCCAGCCGAACAAACTGCCGCCGTCCGAATACATAAAGATAGGGAAGTCCGCCCACGGTATTGCCCGGATCTCGTCAAGCGTAAGGTAGCGCTCACCTTGCTTTCTCATTTCCCCTCCAGCGGCGGCGGCTCCGGCATCGGCATATCTCGGATCGCCTGCCAAAAGGCCGCCTTCTCCTCCGGGGTCATTTTCTTAATGTACCACCGGAGGAGTTGCAGCAGCTTGATCGCTATGCCGATCCAGAGCGTGTTCACTGCTTCGTATCTCCGCCCGTTACATTAGAATCCTTGGCGAACAGGCCCAGCAAAATAAGCAACACGCCCTGAATCACCTTGCCCCAGTCCTGCGGCTCCGATGAAAGCCCTTCCAGAATCAGCGTTCCTCCTGCGCTCGCTCCGAGAAGCGAAGTCGCCCAGTTTGTGATCCACCTTTTAATAAATGCTGGCATGATATTTCCTCCTTTAAGTGTTTACTGTTTCAACAATCTCATAGTGCGGGCCATCATTGAAGGTCTGATCTTTCAAGTCCGTATCACCGTCCCAGTCGTGGCCCCATCTCAGCTTGATTCCCATGCTCAACGCCGTGGCCATCACAAACCCTGCGAAGTAACACATCCGCTTTACATCGAACCAGTTCACCGGATAGGGCATCGCGTCAACGGCCATCGACGGAAGGGAATTGTGCGCTCCGTTCGGCCATTGAACCTTGCTCTTGCCCTGCTTGAAGTAGAGGTCTTGTAACGCCTGTCTCCGGTGTCCTTCAATGATCTTGCAATCGAAATGCTTGATTACTTCGTAGAAAACCCGCTGGATTCTCTCATCGCAAGTGTCAAGCTGTTCCCGACTTAAAGCTCCAAATCTCGGCATGGCCTTGTCCCTACTTCACAATCAGGTCGATATGCCCGACAAATATCTTCCAGATGATAACCAGTACACCGACGATGATTGAACTCAACGCCCCACGCACCAAATAGGTCTGGAAGTCCACCCGCCTTTTCTTGACACCCTCGTTGACACCATTGACGGCGGCCCGGATCGCTATTGACTGCTCGATACCGGAAAATCTGGATGAGCACGTTATTTGCCTTGCGTGCGCCTCTTCGCTGATCTTCGTCAGACGGTCGTGGAGGTCGCCGAAACCCTCCTGCATCTTGAATATGATCTGTTCGGTGTCGGTCATTGCCTTAGTCCTCCTATGGCTCCACAGGCTCCGCCGGGGGATTCTCCGTTGTCGTGGTCGTTGTGTGATTGTCCGTGGTCGTAGTTGTCGTGGTGATTGTAGTCGGATTATAGCTGTCATTGATCTCAGTCATACCAGACAAGGAGTTGCCGTCTCCCATGTTCCCGGTCTGGATGCTGCTCGTCCGCATCCCGGCGGCGTTGTTAGACCCGCTCACGGATTGGTTATAGGAGGTGATCGTATCCCCAGCAGACTTGGCTACTTCATGAGCAATTCCCCAAGCTCCGATCCAGGGCAGGGCTGCACTCACAACCCGAAGCCACGGGCCTACATAGTCGGTCTGGGTGTACTGCCGCATTTCCTTGTCGCTCCCGGCCACCGGCGCGTAAACCTTGAAGCTGCCGACATTCCCAAGAACTATCGGTTCGCCCTCTTTCGCGGGGGTCAGCTCAAATAGAGGCTGTGCGGCTTTGGCCGCTTGGAGCTTGACAATGGCCTGATAGTAGGATCGCTCCGCTTCCAGCATATTTGCAGTCATACAGCCCGTCAGCACAAGGGCCGTAACGATTATTGCGAGTAGCTTTTTCATGGTTCCTCCTATCCAATTAAAAACCCAGAGAAATAGCTGTTTGTTGTAATGTCAAGCTGTGCACTCCCGCCCGATTGGTAAACCGCAACTTTGGCTACATTCGTCGCCGACAACTTGACCGTCACGCCGAAGGCCACACTTGTAAAATCCGTGTCGGCAGCAACGTGATTCCCCGACATCTTGAAGCGGAAAGGCCTGCCCGTAATATTAATATATACAAACAGCACTCCCATTGCAGAATCAAAATTCTCTAAATCGAGCAACACATCAAAGTGGTAAACGCCGGTAACGGGGGCCGTGAAGGTGTTGGAGGCAAAGTTGCCGCCCGTATCAAATACTTCTGTTCCCCATACAACATCCACATTTTCATTGACGGCTATATTTGTTTGGGCAGATGCAGGCGTTACGAGAAATGCCGGTTGATACGCATTGGTCATTATCCCGGCATCGGAAACCATCAATTTCCGATAGGCCGGAACCTGTGAATCGTCCATGCCCAAAAGGGCTTTTGCGTCACCCTTCGCCAGCCTTGCCAGTAGGGAGCTTGCCCTGTAATACATATCCCCGTCCGCGTCGGAGCCGAGAACTAACGGAGCTGTCCCGAGGATGGTGCGAACCTCCGCGCCGGTCAACATCCCGGTATCGCCAGCGGCTTTCTGGCCGACAATACGACTGGCCGTGCCGCCGATGGTCGCCACACCGGAAACAGTCAAATCAGCATCCACGTTCAGGGCAGATCCAGCGGCTACGTCAAGGGAAGCGGTACCGTTCGCCAGGTTAAAAGTATTCGCGCCCCCCGTAACAGCCAGCGATCCGCCGTCCTTGAGAGTCACCCCGTCAATCTCTACGCCGTGCCCCGCTGTGGACTCCGCGATATGATCCGTGTAGAGCGTTCCCGAGCCGGAATAATAGGATTGCAGTATCCACCGCTTGTCGCCTGCGTTGGTAGCAGGCGCGATAATCGCAGGCGAGCTTTCGGCGGCTGCGGAGTCAACGTCCAGAATGTAGATATAAAGCACGTTGGATACCCAGACATGGGCAACCTCCCCGTCCTGCAATCCCGTTCCGTCGATGGAATCCAAGGCTGTTGCCCCGCCGCCGGTCAATGCCGTCTTGCTCCAATAAATAACCTTGTCAGCCATTATATGACCTCCTGCAATTCGAAGTTGATCCGGGTCAGCGTGTTCGTGATGTGCTCGATAGTGACCGGGTTCGCCCGCTTGGCGAAAACTATCAGTTCATCATCCGTGATGCTGTCCGCCGCGAGTCGGATCGCCATAGGCATTGGCCCAATCGCGTCGAAGATGTCATGCTTAAAAACGAATGCGTTGGCCCTCGTCTCGATCATCGACAACCCTGAGTGCGTCCTTACAACGTCCCTTTTGCGGAAATAGTTTGCCCCGTTCGGCATGGTCGCCTCGATTGAGTAATCCACGCTCCCCTCTCCCATGCCGTCACGTCCAGGGTTCTCAAACTCCTCCACGTTCCCGGCCCGCAGGACTCCGATTGAGGGCGCGGCCCCGGCGGTTAAAACGATGGTCACGATATGGGGCAGGGTCTGCTCCGTATATTCCGCCCAGAGCTTGCCGTTTGCCCCGGACAGGTCGGAGGCGTCCACCGTGGCGGCAGGATCGGAAGTCGAGTAGACGTAACCAGACTCGTTCGCATACCCCGATTCATTGACATACCCCTCCCCTGCCCCATAGGAGATGGTCACCGCCGTTGCATTCGTGTTGAACAGCGCCACTGCAGACCCTTTGGATACGACCAGCCTGATCGTCGCACTCGTCCCGCTGGCCGCCTTCCAGACATTCCCGGGGTAGTTGTCCCTCATGTTCGCCGCCGGATAGGACGCGTCGCTTGACGAGGCCGTGTAAGCGGTCACGTTGTCGGTCAAAAGGTCTGGGTCAATGAGGATCTTCAACGGGGTTGTCCTTTTTTTCTTCCGGCTTTTCCTCCGGTTTCATGGATTGCAATTTCATCACCAAAGTGAACACTTCCTTGTAAGGCCGCTCCACGAGGTAGTTCAAAATCTCCTGTCCCAATTCCTCCGGCATGATGTAGTTCATAAAGGCTCCTATGCGATGGGGTAGAAAAACTGCCCACGCGCCGATTTATCTGTTCCGCCTCCACCCCAACTACTGGCCTGGTAGTTAAGTGTCACCGTTGTTGACGAAGCAGAAATATCCCCAAAACCCCAATTTTGGGGAGGATCATAATGAGTGTCATAGGCAAAAAACATAAAAGATCTCACAACGGCGGCTGCTATTGGAACTGTGAATGTAAGTATATTATCGTTGCTTGTCCCACTTAAAAAAAATGAAACATAAACTATTTTATTTACGACACTATAATATACAGCCTTTGTTGGTGTCCCTGAAAATCCTGCTACCGTCGTGCTTGCGCTATAATCCGTCCACGCCCCCACCCCCAACGCCGTCAGGGTATCCGCAACGGACTTGCTGACAAGTGCCTTGGAGCCGTCGCTAAACACCGGCAGGGAGGCGGTCAGCCCGGAGAGTGTAAGGCTTGTGCCGGAGGCCGCGCCGATGGTAGGCGTGACGAGTGTTGGCGAGGTGGCGAAGACGAGTTTGCCCGTTCCGGTTGCACCCGTAGGTGTGACTCCCTCAATTACCGGATGTCCCGATATTGTTGGTGCTGAAATAGTCGGCGAGGTATCCATCACCACCTTGCCCGTCCCGGTCATGGTGTTGCTGACGAGGTTCTTCGAGCCGTCCGTGAATACAGGGAGGGAGGCAGAGAGGCCGGGCATATTCAGCGATGCCCCATTCAGCCCCTGCAGTATCCACCGCTTCGTACCCGGATTAGTATCCGGGGCGATGATGTTTGGACTTGATTCCACCGCCCCGGAGTCCGCGTCAAGGCGGTAAATGTATTGCACGTTGGAGACGTTGACAAAGGCCGCGTCGTTGTCCACGAGGACCGCGCCGTCGATGCTGTCGAGCTTCGTCGCCTCGCCCCCGATCAGCCCCGTTTTGCTCATGTAAACTGTGTTCGCCATTAGATAACCTCCTGCAAGGTGAAGCTCAGTCGTGAATAGTCATGCGTGATATGGTCCATCCGTGGGTTTTCAAGGCACTTCGCGTAGGCGACAAACTCCCAATCAGTGATTGCCGTGCTGCTGATAAGCCGGATCGCCAAAGGCTGAGGCCCTACCGCGTCGAATATCTCATGCTTCAGCGCCCAGATGTTCGCTCGCGTGTCGATAATGGACAGGCCGTTGAACTGCCGGACCACGTTCCTTTTGCGGTAGTAGGCCGAGCCGATGTTGAGTTCCTTCTCCACGCTGTAATCAATAGAGGCTTCCTGCATCCCAAGCGTCGGGTCCGGGTAGGTCTCGACGTAGCCCGCCCGGAGGATGCCCGCGTAGACGTTGGCCGCCGCCGTCAATTCGATCGTCACGACATGCGCCGCCGCAAACTCTGCGTAGTCAGCCCAGAGCCGCCCGCCTGAGCCGGGAAGGGAATAGACGACGGTTGCGGACACCTCCACAGTAGAGGCAAAGGCCCAGTCCGTCTCAAAGGCCCAGTCCGTCTCAAAAACATACTCCTCGCCCGATATGGCCTTTACCGTTGCGGACGTTGCGTTTGTGTTCAAGACCTCAACGGCTGAACCCTTGCTCACGTTGACCGTGATGGTGGCCGTGACAGCTTCTGCACGCCAGACGTTCGTTGTGAAATCGTCCCGAAGATTCTCTTTTGGGAAGTTCGCATCCTCCGAGTCAACCGAAAATGACTGCACGTTGTCATAAGGGGTGGAGGTCGAATCCTTGTCGAAGATTATCTTCATGCCGCCGCAATGGCCCCCTCGCCCTCTACGTTGATAATCATATCGACAAAGTTGTATTGCAGCTTCCGGGCCCGGATATAAGAGGACAAGTCCGCAACGTGCGCCGTATCGGGGATGGTGATCTTCTCCCCCAGAGCCGGGAAGTTCCCCGCGATCATCGGAACGTCAAGACTGATTCGGGGAGCGTTTTCAAGTGCGAGGATGTCCGTCAGGGCCGCGTTAATGTTGGCCGCCGTCTCGTGGTATGGGTCCGTTGTAGTTGTCGGCCCGTAGGGATAAGAGGACTTGGCGTTGTAGACCACGCTATCGGACGAGCAGGTGATCATGGCGTAGGGCGTCTTGTATTGATACGTCGGAGCTGCGAAGTATTCATATTCCGTGAGCGTCCGGGTCCCGTTGTCCAGCTTCATGTCCACGAGACAGGCCGTCGCACCGACAACATAAATCAAGTGCGAGTAAAACGCCGCAATATCTGAGGCGATGTTTATCGCCAGACGTTCCGATGTGAGCGTCCAAAGCACATTCGGGGAGGATGCCCGCGCATAGGTCGTGTCAACGGTCGTGATCTCGGGGATGCGCGTCAGGATCGCCGTGATGGTCGCATTGAGTGTCCCGTTCCAACGTGGGGATAAGATCGAAAAGTTTGTCCACTTTGTCGGCGTCGTCCCGGTGGCCGTGAAAATAACCCCGGTGGCGTTGGATGCTGCCCCGACGTTCGTAAAGTCGTCGTCCGAAACGTAGTTCGTTATCTCGTATATCTGACCGACGACCAGCGGCCCGACGCCCTTTGTCGCCCATGTCTCGTCGTAGCTCGGTCCGTATAACTTATAGGAGATTGCTTCTCTTGTGAACGCCGCCAGATGCGCCGTGCCAGCGAAAACAAGCTCCTTCGCCGCCTCGGTCGTGTCGGTGTAGTAAATGGATATAGGGCAGGATACCGGGGGCGGCCAGTCGGACTCAAACAGATAAGGGTTAAACGTGATGGAGCCGAACTGCATTTCGGCATAGCCGCCATGGTCCGAGGGAATGCAAAGCGTCGGTGCATCGAAACCGATGATGCGCGGCTTCCAGTTGTAGGTTAGCGCATGCCCTTCAACCGAGACACGATTCACGACTGCATTTATGGTAATCTCAACTAACAGCATTACGCATATACCCTTTGCATGGAGCCGATTCCGCTCGATGCACGATCCACGAACACCTTATCCGCAATCACTCGCATCCGCCCCTTGATCTCCTCGCCGTCCAGATAGATATGGAACACCGGGGCCCTCCCGGATGCCCGGTTTTCTTCTTTCGTTAAGACCGCCTCGCCCTCGTGGAGCCTTGCCGGGAAGTTGTCATAGGGAACATAGTCGAGGCCGGAGCGGAGGGAAAAGCTGCCGGACATCAGATCGGGCAATGAACCGAAGAGCGACTCCATGCCGCCAAGTCCGCCCCCATCGCTGGACTTGCTGAGCGCCATACTCCCGCCCCCACCCGCAACGTCGGCAATCGTATCCTGCAAAACGGTTCCCGCGCCCTTTCGGATAACGTCGGCGATGACTCGCCCCTGCGCTGCTGTAAGGTAGCCTCCTGCTTCCATTTCAGATTTCAGGACCATGAGGCCCGTTTCCGACTGCCCCCATGGACTGCCGAAGGAAAGGGCCGTTGCCGCCGCCGCGATGATACCCGCAATCAAAGAGCCCGTAACGCTTCCTGTCTCGCCGTAAGTGACGAGCCCGGCGTATGAGCCCGCGCCGATGGCGCCTGCGATCCCGGCAGCCGAAGCCATGCCGCCTTCAATCGCAGCCGTAATTCCGGCAAGGGCGGTATAGCTTTGCCCGCCTGTCGGCAGGGCCGCCGCCGTCGCAATGGCTACCGCCGCAACCGCCCCGACAACTTTGATGATTGACGGCATAAACCGCTTAAGGAAGTTGGACTCGGATGCGTCCGCCCAATAGTCCGAGCCGTCGCGCATATAAAATCGGTATCCGTCGCCCTCCGGTTCCGTCCATACGACATTCGGATTCCATGATCCGGTTATGGGGTTGAAGCCGTGCTCTTGATCCCAGGACCAGTCGCCGCCCTCGCCCAATCCGAAGCCGCCGAGAGGATTGATGGACGCGCCGAACCAGTTCAGAAGATATTTATAATCCTCCGCATCCAATGCCTGCGGCGGGATGTTCTCGTCCTGTAAGTTATAATTGAATTTCTCGTTGAGATACTTTCCGGATTCGATGATTGCGTCCGCTACGGGAGCGAAAGAAACCGGGTATGATCCTTCATCCGTCGTCTTGAACCCGAGCCGCCCCCACTGCCCATTGTAGTAGGTCAGACCAGCGTAGTCGTGGATCATCTTATATACATCTTCCAGACCTTCCCATTCGTCATCATCATACCAGTGCATGTCCCCGGTCCACGATTGCGTAAGTCCGGGTAGCTGGTCAACGTAGCCGCCGGATGCGTAACCACGGGGCCGTTTGTTCTCCCTCATATATTCGAGGTGTGGAAGGGTTTCGGGCGTGACAGCGGTTCTGGGCATGACATACTCGCCAGGGGAGAGCCACGCAAGAACGGTATCGTTGGCCTTTGAGTCGCCACCCGTTGCGTAGCCTTGAACCTGACCACCGTCCGCATAAGCCCCGATTCCGGATGTGCGGACATAGCCGCCCTCCCATGCGAAGAAAGATTTCAGGGCCTTAATCCCGGCGAGGACTATCGCGGACGCGGCGTCCCACGCCGCCGAAAAGACCATGCTGATCGGCTCGGCGGCATACTGGACCAGTTTCTTCATCCCATCCATCAGGAAGGATGTCGCCATGTCGCCAACAGCATCGGTGAACGACTTCAAGATATTATCGCACCACGTCTGCCAGACATCTTCAAGGCTGTCCGTCTCCCCTTTGATAAAGTCGAACAGGCTATCACCGATTGCGCCGCTGGTCTCGGAGACGAATGTGCTGAATACACTCGCCGCGTTTGTCGAAAAAGTCCCGCATTGCTTTTCGGCGTTCGCCCACCCCGTTTTCATGTCGTCCCAGAGAGTTGAGTTGGCCGTCACCAGCTTTGGGATAGATGTTTTCGCCGTGTAGTCGAGCTCGTCCTGCGCGTCATTCATCGCATCATTGAACTTCTCGATATATTGAATCTGCTTCGTGTTGGCTGCAGCGGCGGCGGCGGTCTCGGCCTTCATGGTCGCGACCCACTCATCCTCCTGCCCCTGCCAGTATTTGATGGTCTTGTCGTTCAGGTCTTTTTCAAGCTTTTCGATCTGGGCCTTGGTCCATTTAGCGATTTTCTCTTTATCCGCGCCGAGTGCTTCATACTTGTCGCGCTGCTCGGAAATCAGCTTTAGACCCTTCGTATGCTCATCCTGTTGGATGTTGTAAATCTGGTTATAGGTTTCGCGGGTGCCGGATTCCAACTCATCGTTGACATCATCGACTTTCTTCCGATACGACTCTTCATCTTTGATGGCCTTCTCGACGGCAGCGGAGTGCGCCTTCGCCACATTCTCGATGGCCTTCTTCGAATTATTGGCTGCGGAAACTGTCGTATCGCCCACCTTTTTTGCTATGGGAGCCACGCCCCCTATCGCCTTGGCCATGTCCGCCGTTGTGGCCGTCATTGCGGCAAAGCTCTCCGTGGCTTTCCCCGCCAGCTCTTCGCTCGCGCCCATCGCCGCCGCTGAATTATCCCCGGCCTCCTTCGCTGCCGCCGCATATCGCTTCGCAGCATCTCCGAAGCTGGTCCATGATTTGACGGTCAGCGACGCTTGTTGCAGCTTATAAAACCCCGCGACGGCCACAAGCGCCCCTGAGGCAAGGGTCTGCATTGCTCCCTGTACGCCCGCAAACGCCCGGATTAGGCCTTGACCGAGGTCAAGCTTGAGGTTTGTCACCGTGGTTTGTAGCGATTGCATCCGCTCGGCCGTCGTGAGCTGTTCAAGATTGTATCGGGCGACGGCTTCTTTCCCAGCGTCAAGGGTGGCGTTGAGGATTGCGGTTTTCTTTTCCTGATCGGTTAATTCTTCGGTGGATTTTCCGAGCTTTTTGGCAAGCTCATCGTTCGCGGTGCCGACCTTCATCACGAGGCCGAGGTTGTCCAGGATCAGCGGGGAGGCCCGCCCGACGCCCGTGGCGATGTCGGAAAATGCCTGTTGCGTCGTGGTTCCCATGTCTCGGGATTTCGCCTGCGCAATCTCCATCAGGTCAGCTATGCTCTCCAGTGGAATGCCCAGAGAAAGGGCTTTGTTGATGGATGTGGTCAGCGACGCATCGTCGATAAGCCCCTTTGATGCTTCCTTTATCTTGTTGAACTCCGTGGTCGCATCCTTGCCCATCGATGTCGCCATGGTGTGGAAAGCAACGGCGGACTGCTCGTATTTAGCCGCCTGTTCAGCAATGTTCCATGCTTTCTGCGCGGCCATGTAAGCTGCCGTGATGGACGCGGCGGCAACAACCCAGTTGTTTTTGAGCTTGGTTAATAGACCCTCAGTCTTACCGAACTGCTGCTCGTTATACTGATTTATTTTGTCGTTTTTGGCTTTCTCTGCGCGGGCGAGCTCATCCGCTGAAAACTTGCCGGACTTTTCAATGAGCTTATAGGCGTTTTCGGCGGCCTTGCGGCTGTCCTCAAAATACTGGTTGGTCTTGACACCGAGGGACTTCCACGAGGTTTCAAGCCCCTTCGCGGTGGCCTGAGCGTCGGCGGGCATTGAGGCGAGCTTTTGCTTGTAGACCTTGTCGTCCAGTTGCAGTTGAACGTAGATTGATCCGAGCTTTGATGCCATTATCCGCCCTCAATGGTGCTGATTACGTTGCCCTTCACCGAGTCAAGAGCGGGACGAAGGAAGGGCTTTTTGCTCATCTTCACGGTTCCATATTCGACCATGTGCGCGTAGAAGGCCCCGCCCTTTTCCCTGCTGCCCGCGTATACCCGGACGTTAAGGTATGGGTCTCCGGAAAGACGTCTAACGCGGATGCTCCCTTTCAATGCCCCCGTGTCTACCGGGACGAGGCCGCGAGCCATTGACGCTATCCGCTCCCCGGCCCTTTCAAGGCCGTCCATCGCCTTCTTCTCGATTTCCGCCGTGATCTTGTCGGGCGACCAGTCCTTGATTGTCACCTTTGCCGCCATATCACCGCCTCTTAATCCGTTTGGCCTTCGCCTTCGCGCCCGCAAAGGCCGATTTGAGCTGATCCTTCAACTGATCCGATTCCACCGGCCCCTTGTCCTTGCTCCTCGTGATCTTGAAAAACGCGGCCCATTCCTGCAATTCGTACGAGTCTATGTTCCGCTCCAACTGCCGCACCGTCATGTGCAATTCGTGGGCGAGGCTGAACAGGAAAAACCTTATCCCACGATGTCTAAGTTTTTTTCGATCTTCTCCTGCTCCGCTCCGGTCATGCCGTTTAGACGCTGGCATGCCGCAAACAGCCGGTCCAGAGCCGCAGCGGACTTTTTCGACAGTGCCGCGATCTCCCCGTCTGAGAACATCCGCTCCCCGTTGTCATCCACGAGGCATCGCGCTATGAGCTTTGCCCGGAAGTTCTCCCGTTTGAGCTGGAGCTGAGCCCCCTTGCTTTCAAAGATGTCCGCCTCGTATGCGTCCCTCTCCCCCCCGGTCATCCGCCGGATCGTGACGCTTCCGCCCCACTCCGGCACTTCGATAACCTCTGATTTCAGGTCATTGAACGCGACAATATCCGCCTTGGTGATCTTCTTTTTCTCTGCCATGATACATTGCCTCCCTCTTAGATTAGGTTGATACTCCCTCGCGCCACTTGCACGCGCTGGTCAGCTCCATCGATATGCTGGCCTTAACTACGTTATCGACGCCGCCGGACAGGGCAAACCCCGTAACATAAGCGTCGAAATCCACCTTTGTCGGATAGCCGTCCGGCGTGCTGCCGTCTGTCATCTGAATCGCGAAGATCCCCTTGCGCCGGTTTGCCCGGTCATCCCGGAGCTTCGAGTGCATGTCAGTCGCCGAAGAGGACAACAGGCATTCCATTGAGACCTGCCCCTCGTCCTGCAGCCCGATCATCTTTTCCTTTGCGGTGGAGTCCATCGTGGTGACATCGATCACGCCAGCAGACCCGGAAGGGCCGGAAAAGGAGATCACCGAGCCGATCTTCTCCATCTTGATTCCCTGAATGGACAGACCTGTTGCATCCTCTGCCGTCGCGGTCTCATAGAATCCGATAACGGACCCCTCTGCGCTGATTGACTTGATCGTGAATACCTTGCCGACATTCTCCGCGCCGCCGGATATGATGACCCTCATCCCCGTCGAAAAAGAGGATATGAGAAAATCAGACCCGACGCCGCCGGTGGTCATGGAAATTCCTGTTGCCACAACCGCAAGCGAGGTATTATCGACATTGCCGATGCACGTCGCCTCGGTCGCCGCCCGCAGGATTCCAATTCCTTGACTTTCGATAGCCATGATAACCCCTCCTTATGCCGTGGTGTAGAGGACCGGCCCCGTGATTTCGAGCTGGATCGATCCCTTGACGACATTGTCCACCCCGCCTTGAATCGAGAACCCGGTGCAGTACGCCTCG